TGATGCACCACATGCAATCATAATAATGTTCTGCCATAAATCAATTGGTATGGTAATACCAATCATGGCAAGAACACCTGCAAGTGCAGCATAAGATGAGGGTTCTTTAAAACGATCTATAATACGAGTCATTTCATTCTCCTTTTAGTTTTTGTCTTTAGTTGTTTACCACTATTCTTTCGTATAGTAGTTCCATGTTTTTTAGCCCAATTCTTAGCAATTTTTGGGTGGTTAGCAAATAGAAAAGAACGTTGATCTTTTGATTTAAACGGCATTAAGAACTCCCTGTTTTTCCCCAACCTTTTAGAGCAGCTCCTATACCTTTAGGTCTAACAGGAATAGAACGAGGTAATCTTTTAGATCCAATCATTTTACCTTCTGCATACTTCTTAACTGTTCCACCACTCTTTCTTTTAACTATACCACCTGATTTAGAAGCACCATAACCTCCAGGTCCATATTTAATTTTAGAAGCAGTTGTAGTGGTCTTTTTAGGCTGTTGTAATTCTGCTGTTGTCATTCCCTGATAAACTGATTTCCTATCTTTTACCTTTGGAACTTTAATTGTTTGGCCGGGAGTTATCCGATGTATATTAGTTATACTTGGATTAGCTTTCTTAATAGCAGCTACTGTCGTATTATTATCTTGAGCTATTTGAGAAAGAGTATCTCCAGCTTTTACCGTAACACTTTTTGTTTTACCAGTTCCAGCAAAATAACCTACTCCTGAAGCAATACCGGCTGCAAGTCCTACTTCTTTTAAACCTGTTTTACTCTTTCTTCTTCCAGGTCGTCTGGCAAAAGATAATTTAGATGTAGAAGCTCCTGTTGGTAAGGCACCTTTTGGTCCTTTACCTATAGGTAATTTAGGAGCAGCACCTGCTGTAGTAGCACCTGTAGCTTTTCTTAGTCTTGCTTGAGCTGTAGATGTACCTGTAGTTTTTGTTTGAGATTTGGTTGTAGCTTTACTTAATCTTGCTTTAGCAGCAGTAGTAGTAGTAGCTTTCTTTTTAGCAGCAGTAGTAGTAGTAGCTTTCTTTTTAGCAGCAGTAGTAGCAGCTTTCTTTCTGGCAGTACTAGATAAAGGAGGCATCTTAGGAGCACCTTTACCTTTTCCTGCAATTTTTGTTATACCCTCATCTATATCTCGTGCTACATGTTTTGCCCACTTTGCTTTGCCAGCTTTAATTAATTCTATAGCTTTTTGTCTAGGAACTGCTTTAACAATTCGTGCTCCTATCATAATAATAGGTATTAGTGGCCCTGCCATAATCTCTCTCCTTAATTAATATTATAACGAGCAGCACCCCAGCCTCTGGGTTTCTTTATCATGCCACCTCGTTTTCTGCTAACAACTTTACTTCCCTTTTTAAACGAATCTGCAAGTCTTTTAGTTGGCTGTTTTATTTTTCCTACTTCTGAAGTTACTCTATCTAGATACTGTTCTGAAGGTTCTCCTTCTATTCCTAAACGTAAAGAGGGTTGACGTTTAGGTCTAATAGTTTCTCGTGTTACTTCAAAGGGATCAGCTTCCATTAAATCAGGAGCTTTTGTATTTATTTCTCTTTGTAATTTTATCCTGTCTCGTACATATTTTTTATAGGCTTTTGTATTTTTAATTTTTTCCCATGCTTTTTCATGTGCATTTTCTCTATATGGATTTTTTTGTACTTCCTCTGATATCTTTTGTCTAAACCTAGTTCTTTTATATCTAAGATCTGCTGCTTCTTTTCTGAGTCTTGCTATAATTTTAGGATCAGCTATTGATGGTACTTCTAAAGATAGTTCTTGTTGTCTTCTCATTGCTGTAGTAGGTTCGGCTCTACGACCAAAGGTATCTAATGTTCCTAAAAATTGTTCTCTCTTTGCTTGGGCCTCTAATACTTTTGCCAATCTATTTTCATCTAGTCTTCGTGGAAGACCAGGAATTTCCTGTCTAAATAAAACCTTTTCTTGTGCAGGATTAACTGATAGTACTGGTTGGAAAGAAGGTATCTCTTCTACAGGCATACCATAAGATGTTGCAATCTCTTCACCAATAACTTTCTCAGACTCCGGTACTACAATTATCTCACTGGGAACTTCTTCTCCACGACTTAATCTCCTTACATCTTGTGCAGTAGGAGGAACATCTACTTTAGTCATTATATACTGTCCAGAAGGTGCATCTTTATATGGAATATATTGACTATATGATTCATATAAAGGTCTTCCTTTATTAACTTCATTTGTTACTGCTTGATCTATTTCTGCTTCAGATAATATTCTTTCTATTTTTCCTTCTTTTAAAAGAGTTTGTTCTTTATCTCTTAACATTGCTTTCATTTGCATATGCTCTTTACCCCATTCAGGAAATTCGGAAAGTAAACGTCCAAATGGATCTCTTGGTTCATCTGATGGGATTCTAGTACCCATTCTTTCATAACCACTTTCTATCATTTGCTCATCGGTTATAGGTAATAATTCTTCTTTTTCTCCTTTCCAAAATTCTCTTCCGGCAAATCTATTTAATCTTTCTTGAGCAACACCAACTTCACGTAATCTCTGTATTTCTTTTACACGAGCTACTTTCTCTTTTGCTGTTTCTTTTTCTACATCTACTATATCTAATCGTTCTTCCAATGCAGATTGAAGTCTTTTTTGTCTTTGTTGAGAAGTGGCAAGTCTTTCTGTGGCATGTTCCCTTAAACCAGGAAATCCTGCTTTCACCCATGCTTTTGTATCAATTGTTGTTATTATTTCCTCTTTAGGTTCCTCAACTAAAAGCTCGAATTGTTTTTCTTTTTTTGGTTCTCTTCTAACTCCTGTCTTACGTATTCTTTCAGCTATTTCTTTTCTTGCTTTTACTTCAGCATCTGATATTTCCCTAGCTGCTTTAGGTTCACTTTTTAAAAAACCATATCTTCCAGCTAATTCTTTTGCTTCCCCTTTAGGAAGATTTTTAAGAAATCCTCTAAGAATTTTTGTTACTACAGTAGCAGCCATAAGATTACCTTACGTGAATATTCTTTACACTATTATGATCAAGTTTAAATGTCTTACCACTTTCGTAGTTTGCATTTACAACTTCCTCATGTGGTGTTCCTTTAACGTCTGGTCCTTTACGAGCTGCACCATAACCTTGTCCTGTTGGTTTTCCATTGATCTTTTCCAGATCAGGTGGATCTTTTAATATTGTATGTGGTCCCATGTTTCTCTCCTAATCATAAGAATCTGATACTGCTTTGTTTCCGTCATGTTTTCCATAACCAGAATGCTTATTCTTTACTCGTCTACTTATAGGTTTCTTCTTCTTCTTCTTGTTTTTCTTTAGTGAACCTCCTCTATATCTTTCTACTAAAGGATGATCAATACCTATTGTACTATATATATTTTCTTCTCTGTTACGTGTTCCTTCAGCTATTGCCTTTCTTGCTCTTGCTTCGGCTTCTGTCATTGGCCTATTCTTGGCTTTATTCCACCAATCTCTTATAGATCCACCAAATTTTTCAACGAGTTTTCTTAATGCCTGACGTTGTTGATGTTTCTGAAGTTCTGTGCTTTCTACTCCTTCTCCTTCAAGCCTTCCAGTTTCTAATACTCCTTGATCTTTTGTAGAAACCCTTCTTTGCATAGCTCCAGGCCATCTTTGCTTGGGAGGTGCTTTAGCTGCTGTTGCTGCTGCCCTCTCAGCTAATACCTTTTTTCTCTGTGCTGTAATTTCTGGTTCTATTGCATCTGACATTTTAGTCGGTGGTGGTGCAGGAGTTCCTCTTCTTGGAGGAATAACAGCACCATATGTACCTGGACCATGCCTAGGTGTTTTAGCTGCTCTTGCTGCATTCATAGCTCGTGTATTTTGTACATTAGTTGTGTCTACATCTGAACCACCTGATATACCACCCCAAGCTGTGGGTGGTAGAGCAGAACGAGGAGCTGCCCTAGGAGGAGCATCCTGTATCTTTGGTTTTGGACGTGTAACTAATGTAGGAGTAGTAGTACTTGGAGCAGGTGGTTTACGAGAAGGAGGTACTGAACCTATTACGGGTTTACGTTCACCATATTTTGTAGATGGAGCACCATACGTACCTGGACCATGCCTAGGTGTTTTACCTGTTCTCTTTTTAGGAGCTGCCTTAGGAGGAGCATCCTTTATCTTTGGTTTTGGACGTGTAACTAATTTAGCTGCTTGCTTCTTCTTTTTAAATGCAGGATGCAACTTTTTCTGATAACCCACACGACCACTACGGGTAATTATAGGTTTTGTTTTATCATCTACCCAAGCAGATATTCTTTTACCATTATGAATAAAAGTTTCATTAACATTCTTTGGCAATCTTTTACTTGCTTTTTTTATTTCTGCTGTCGTTTGTTTTTTATATTCAGGTGCTTGAGGCATTATTGTGCTCCTTGTATTACAGGGTTAGGTCCACCCACTGGATTACGAGGAGTTTCCATATCGTCCTGCCTCATCCTACGAGCTTGATTTCTAAGTGCATCTATTGAATTTTTATAACTACCTTCCCACATTTGTACTACATCCCAACTTTTGGTAAACTTGGATGACTCTATCATACATGCATTGAACAATGCATTGTAGGCAAACTCACTAAAATAGTTGGAAGTTGTTGCAGATGTCCCTGTTGCCGAAGACAACGGAATAGGTCTACGAGTATATTGTATTTCTCCTGACAAAGCAGAAGTAGGTGTGGGAACTATATAGATGGCTGTATTATTCTTTCGTGAATAGTAACGTGGTGTGCCAACTGATGCACTGGCATAGGGCCAATAATCTATGGCATACTCATATGTTCGTTGAAGTAGTGGAGTTACGAGAGAAGATACGCTTGTGGTAAAACTTACATTCCTTACGACCAATGTATCAACAGGCAGACTTACAGTTGGGCTGGATGCGGTAAATGTAAATGTGGCAAAGTTATCCAGACCGGGATCATCAAGCTCTTTTACCAGACGATCTTCAGCCTTCTCAACAAACTTCGGAATCTGCTCCGAATACTCTGTTGAGTCATTCTCTGCCGTATTAATTAAATCAGTTCTAAGAAACGAATAATTAGGCATAGGATGTTATCCTAATATGGCAGTTACTGGTCCAGCATCTGGTGCAGATACGGTTACTTTACCATAAATAGGTACACCAATTTCTCCGAAATAAGTATCAATTACTCCATTTGCCTGAATGGCTAGTCGAATAGCTGTTCCTTGTGCAGTTCGATTTGTAATCTGCTGCTCACCTTTAAATTCAATCATTCCTGATACAGTTGCCGTGGCATGTATAGCCACTATACGAGTGACTGTACCATCATCACCCACCGTAGCTCCTGTATCTACCCTTTTAAGTGGGCCACTTCCAACTGTTGCCATTGCAACTGTAAGATTTGAAGCCATGTTGTTCTCCTTTATTTATACTTTACCACCGGCTTTATAGCCTTGCATTATTTTACCACCAGATTTACGTTTAATAGTTCCACCACGTTTCTTTTTTAGAGGATAAGGTTCCGTTAATTTGTCCATAGCTTTCCACTTCTCCATCATCTCGTTAATCTTTTCTAAATCCTTTGCAGCTTTTTTTAATATCTCTTCTCGTTGTTCTCTAGGACTTTTTGTACCAGCCATATCTAATCTCCTTAAACTTTACCACCGGCTTTATAGCCTTTCATTATTTTACTACCACGTTTACGAGATACAGTACTACCCTTCTTACGACGGACAGAACCACCCTTCTTTGCCATAGTTCTGGCACCAGAATAAGGTCCACGACGAAGAGCATGTTCCATGCCTTCACTCTCTGCCCTACGAGCTGCAAGATTTCCTCTAGTAGCAGGGTGACGAGCAGCTAAAGATTCATCAAGTCGTGCATCATAACCTTGTGTAAGACCACCAACATGTTTCTTTGCAGTTCCACCACGTTTACGTTTAACAGCTCCACCCTTCTTACGTTTACGTTCTGGTAACGTACCAGCTCTTTTTTCTTCAGCAGGATATAACCCAATGTGACTCATTTTATTTTTAGCCATAATTAAATTCCTTTCAGATAATGGAGGAGGAGAGGCATAATGCATCCCTCCTCCC